CCCCGCCGCCGATACACTCCGGCCGCGCCCGGGCCGATGGTACGCGGCCGGGATAGTGGGGAGCGATCCATGCTCACCACTATCCATCCCAACCCGGAAGCGTACCGGGCGGAGTTGGCGGAATACTACGCGGGGAAGTAGACTAGCGTACACTTCACAAGCGTACACTATAGCCCCGCCCCTCTAATCGGGGGGCGGGGTTTTTCATGCGCCGGGCGGAGAGTGTACGTGTGGACAGTAGGGTACAAATGAACGGGAGGGGGGACGATGCATCGAAATTTCTCCGGAGTCAAAAAACTGGAGAATTGATCTTGCAATTGTGTTGCATTTGGAATTGCTTGCCTAGCCGAAAGCGTAACCCGTTGCAGCGTAGGGGGTTGCGGCATGGCTGGGAAGCCTATCGGCACGCACGACCCCTCCCCCATCCCCCCCCGGCGCGTCAGCGTATTCTTGTCATACCCACCCCGGGATTTTTTGTCCCCTTCGGGCGTCAGCTTTTTCTCCCGCGTTTCCCGCCGGTTTCGTCACGCCGCAACCGCGTGCCGTTTTGGACAACTCGCCCTCCGCCCCTAGTTTCCAGCCCAGCGGACACTTGCCTGTTAGAAGGAATCGTCATGGCCTGCTGCAACTGCTGCTGCGAAAAACTGGACAAGCACTGCTGTGATGGTGCGTGCCAGGATAGCCCGTGCGATGGGTGCGAGGGCGCTGGAGACTGCGGCGAGGGCGAATACTGCTGCGGTGGGCAATGCGTCCCACAATCGGAACTGGTAGCCATAGCCACACCCGGCGGAGATTGCGGCGATCCGAGCCCATGCCAGCCTGACGAGACATGCTGTCCTACCGGGTGTTGCCCGGAAACTAATTGGTGGTGCTGCATTGACGCCAGTCAGTTCTGCGCGGCAACTCCGTGTGACTGCCCGCGAGTAAACCCACTGCCATGATTACCACACGCCTCCAAAACTTGGCCGACAGATGCAAAGAGCGCGGCTACACGCTGGCAGAAGTTATGCCGTGTGTTGTCCGGCGTGATGGCAACAGGATTACAGTCGATGAAACGCACCCGGCGTATCCGCGAGAGTCCAAACCGGGATTTGAAACCGCCCCCCCCAAGCCCCGCCCCCCCAAAGTCGAAGAAGTCGGTCACGGTCCAGGCACGGAATTGAAGGCCCTCCTGAAGAAAGTCGGTATCGTCGCCTCTCCCAGTTGTTCATGTAACACCCGCGCCAAGCTCATGGATGCCAATGAGTTAGAGGAACCCGGGTGGTGCGAGAAGAACCTGGAGACGATCTGCGACTGGCTCCAGGAAGAGGCGACGAAAAGGAAACTCCCCTTCGTCCGCATGGCTGCCAAGATTCTTGTCCGGCAGGCCATTCGCAATGCCCGCAAAAAGGGACAGTGATCTCTTAGGAGAACCACATGGCCTTTGACTTACTGGGCGAGGCGGATCTGGCGGATGTCCAAGGCTTCGATCTCTTGGAGGAGATGCGCAAGCGCGGTGGGGCCAACCTTGGTCGCGCCACTTCACCGGAGGCCCAAGCCCAGCAACTCGCCGCCCGACAGCGGCAGATCCAAGAACGCGCCCAGGCCCAGCAGGACGCCCGCCGTACACAAACCTTTGCAACAGGAAATTCCATGATGAACCACGGCGCCTCAGGCGCTTACCACGCTGCGATGGGCTCTGCACAACAGGGCAAGGCCCTTGGCGACATGATCTCCCAGACCATGTCTGCGCACCAGGACGAGAACGACTCCCGTGTCGCCCAACTCCGAGAACTACGCCGCATGGAGCATGAGAAGGAACTGAAGCGCATGGAGTTGGATGCTCTCCTGGCCCGCATCGATGCAGCACGGAGGTAACGATGTTCGACTTTCTCTTTGACGACGACTGGGACGATGGACCCTGAAGGCGACAAGATCCGCAAACTCCGCAAGGGTCTGTGGGCCAACGTCCACGCCAAGCGTGAACGCGGCGAAGCTCCCGCCAAGCCGGGTGACAAGGACTACCCAGATCCCAAGCAGTGGAGGAAGTTGAGTGGACAGCGAGGGTGACAAGATCCGGAAGCTGATTCCGAATCGTCCCGTCAGGGATGTCCAGGGCGGCAAGAAGTTCGTCGTCCGCGCCAAGGTCGGTGACGAGGAGCGACTGGTCCGTTTCGGGGATGCGTCCATGGAACACTACAAGGACGGCTCCGGGGGCGGTCATGGAGACGAGGGCCGAAGAGAAAACTTCAAAGCCCGCCACAACTGCTCCGAGAAGACCGACAAGCTGAAGCCGGGTTATTGGTCATGCAACTGGTCATGGTGAGCGCTGATGGGCCCTGACCAGATTGCGGACGAGATCCGCCAACTCCTCCGGGACGCCAAAGACACCGACTATGAGATGCCCGGCATGGTGTCTCTTGCAGTCAATCATCCCGGCATTCTGGCGTATCAGGTCAAAACCCAACCGCACTACCAGCAGGACATGCGGAGAGGAAAGTTCCTGGACGGCGTGGAGGATATGAAGTCCCGCAACGACCGCTACATGCGAGTCACCGGAGATCAGTCCGCTCACGTATTCACTGAAGGCATGGGGCGATCCGGTATCCCCTTCCTGGAAGAAGCGGTCGGCAAGCAGAAGTCCCTGAAGTCACCCTACTGGAATCGCGGCGTCTTGGCATTCGGTCAGCCACTTCGCGCAGGAACTGACTACATGCAGGCTTTCGCATCCACCAACATGAATGCCGGCCGGATGCTTGGCGGAGACGAGAAGGCTGCTGACGACCTATCGGATTCTGCCAACCGCCTGCTTCTGGGGCTTCCCAGGGCGCTGTCTGGCGAGAAGGATCCGATGCAGTATGCGTGGGAGGCGGAGCGCAAGGCGGAAGAGGATCGCCCTGTGGGGGATCTGACATTCGCTATCGACGCCCTGGATCGCCCGCGAGCGTCGATGGCCATGTCCTCATTGCCCTATGAGATGACCGCCCGTCGCGGAATGACCGATGGCGGTGATATGGCGTTCCCAATCTTTGGCGACGGCCTGGGGGGCAAGGTCGCTGCAATGGCAATCGATGCAGTTACTGACCCTCTCAGTGAAGGCCCGCATGCAATCCGCGCTCTTCTGCAAGGACGCAGACTTGCGGCCGGCGGTCACATGCTTGGCGAGACTGCATTACCAGGAGCATTCATGGGGATCAGCGAAGCCATGCGAGCAAAAGCCGAAGAAACCGCTCGCCGCCTGAATGAGGAGTTGCGCTAATGCCTAACCCAACCCGCTACGTCGCAGACTTCACCGGCCAACTCCCATGGATCGCGGAGGACATCGCCAAGAACCTCCCCCGCGCAGACCCAGAGACTGCCATGGAAGCCATGATGATGGCCCGCAGGAACATCCCGGTGGACGACAGTCCCTTGGAGATGATCCGGCAGCAGATGCGCGGCGAAGAGAACTACGGCTACGACCAAGGCCGTGTATCTCTTCCACCCAACAAGACGCGGTGGGATGCCATGCAGGAGACGATGTCAGAGTCTCCCGGCTGGGCCCGCAAAGTAGGTCATCGACTGCAATACCATGAGCCGCAAGAGTGGCCCGTGGATCCTGAAGCACTCCGCGCAATGCGCCGTCAGGCCATGGCCGAAGCCTACCTGGATCAGGCAAGAACAAATCCAGAGATCGCCTCCATGCTCCCCATGGGTCTGCGACCTGGAATCCTCCCCGACAAACTCTTGGCAAGGCTCGCCGCAGAATCCCCGCAAGTCGTTCTCCGAAAGGCACTCCAAGAGAACCCAGAGATCGTCGGAGGACTGATGGGCGCAGGGGGAGTCATGGGTGGCGGCATAGCCTATGGGCTATTGAGTGACGAATAGTGTACACTGGTACACATGAAGCACATCATCCACGTTAACCAGCACGTAATCAAAAAGAACAACAAGACCGGGGAGCGCGACCCCGTCCTCACGGTAAAGACGTACAAGTCCAACCAATACGCCCACTCCGTGAAGATCAACGGTCCCTGCGTGGTGCGATACGAACCGGACAGCCCGCTCTCATGTGGCGCCCGGGTGTGGATTGAGACGGAGGCGGAGGTCGAAGCCCAATAAATCGGTTCGCGTTCCGGCTGAACTGGACACTTATTCACCAGAGGAACCTCCTCCCCCCGAAGGTGAAATAAATGTCCGACGAAGTAATCCAGAACGAATCCGTTGCCGAAGACACCGTTTCGGCTCCCGTTGATTCCGCCCCGCAGTCTGCGCCGACTCCGCAGAGCGAGAGCTTTGCGTCCCCCTACGAAGCCTTCCGCCATCTCCCGGAGTTCCAGGGCCAGGACGATCTCGCCATCGCCCAGAACCTGTACCGGGCGTTCAATGGTTACGGCGAAACACAGCGCCAGCTTCAGCAGTACCAGTCGCTGATTCCGCACACCACGGAATACGTGGCCAACCGCGAGAAGTACCAGCAGTGGCTCGCCGCCCAGCAGGAGGCCAGCAAGCCCAAGCCGGCAGAGACGCCGAAGTGGTGGAACCCGCCCTCGGTCGAAGACACCTACAAGAACTACATCATCCGCGACCCCCAGACGGGCAAAGAGGTCATCGACCCCAACGCCCCGTTTGAGGCCCAGCAGGCTCTCCGGAAGTACCAGGACTACACCGCGCAGTTCGCGCGGAAGCTGGTCACCGATCCGGAGTCCACGCTGAAGCCGTTCGTTGAACAGGTCGCGATGCAGAAGGCCCAGGAACTGGTCCAGCAGCACCTCGGCCAGTATCAGGCCCAGAATTTCGTAACCGACCTGGAGCGGCAGAACGCCGACTGGCTGTATGACCAGAACGGCCAAGTCTCCCGCGAAGGTCAGGCGATCCAGGCGTACATCCAGCAGGCTTCTCAAATCGGCATAGCCGACCCCAAGGCCCGCTGGCAGTACGCCACTGGAATGCTGCAGCGCGACCTTCTGAATCTGCGCTACCAGCAGATGCAGTCGCAGTTCGCCGCTCCGCCGCAGGCCGCGTATCCGCAGCCCATGGACTACGCGCCGCAGCCTGAGTACGCACCGCAGCCGGTCGATCCGGTTGCCCAACAGAACATGCAGTTCCTGCGCGAGCGTGCCACCCGCACGCCCAACAGGTCTGCAGGCACTACAGAGCCTCGGGCACCGCGCCAGAGGATGAGCTTTGAAGATCGGCTGAAAGGCCAACTCGTTACTGATGGAGTGATCTAATGGCATCGTCGTCAACTGATTGGGCAAGGTCTATTGCCACAACCATCCAGACGTTCCTGCGGGAAGAGGAAATCGCTTCCCTCCGCAAGTACAAAGTCTTCGCGGCTTTGGAAGGTTCTGGCAACATCCGCACCAACATGAGCGGCCGGGGATTTCAGTGGGAAATCCAATACCGCAACCATACGCCAACCGGCAACAACGGTGAGACTCCTCGCTCGTTCGCTCGCCAGAACCTCTGGAAGAACGCAGAGCTGGAATTTCGTGGCGCGCAAGCGACCGACGCGATCTACAAGAAAGAGATGCTGGAAAATCGCAGCGCTCAGGCTCTTGTGAACGTCGCCGGCCGCATGGCTTCGCGGCTCATCACCAGCATGGAGCAGTACCTTGCCAAGGAGTGGGCGGTCGATGGAACGGCCAACGGGAACGAGCTGCGGTTCCATGGCATTGAGTCGTTCATGGGCAACAACGGCACGCTCAACGTGTCCACGGGTGCCCAGCGTACGGCCAACGCTGCCGATCCGTTCGGCTCTCCGTCCGACACCTATGCCGGTCTTTCGACCGCGTTGGGTGCGTACGGCGGCTCGCAGAAGACGGGCGTGTGGCCCAACGGCGAAGCCGATCCAGAGTTCGATTTCTATTCGCCGGTCATCACCAACGTGACCAGCACCTACTTCGGCGGTTCGACTTGGGCAGCCAACTGCACCAAGGCGCTTCGCGAGGCGCTTCATCAGACGCGCCGCAATGATACGAAGCAGGATCAGATCGATATGTGCCTCCTGAACCGCAGGTGGTACATCGACTTCCTGAATACGCTGGACGCCAAGGAGCGTGTCATCGTCGGCCGGACGGACGGTCTGCGGAGCTACGGCTTCACGGATGTGTTCGACTTCGACGGCGTTGAGGTTTCGTCGGAAAATTCTGTTCCCGCCGACACGGGCTACGGCCTCGCCATCGGGAACATGGAACTCCTTTGCATGACCGATCAGTTGATGGTCAGCGAGGGTCCGTTCTACGACGAACTCACGCAACAGTATCGCTACGTTGTGTCAACGCTCGGCAACCTTAAGTTTAAGACGCCGCGCAACTTCTTCAAACTTGCCGCCCTTGCCTAAAGAAAGAGGTGATCTGAAATGAGTCTGTTTGACGATCCGCCGTTCGCACTCGGTCAGACCCTCGGGGTCACGCTGGCCACAGAGGGCGGCAATTGGGTTGGGGCCGTGAAGACGTTCCCTGACGTTAATCCTGTTACGGGCGTAGTCCGCAGCAACCGGGTGAAGACCTGTATCGCTGTCCGCAACACCAGCGGCGTGATTCTGCTTCCCAAGCGGGTGGTGATGTTTAAGGCGGGTTCGTTCACGGAAGTGGACGGCTACGACAACGACACCACCAAGCTCCCGGCCGGCGTTGTGGATGAGTTCATCCCGACGAGCGGTGTGGCTAACAACGATGTGTTCTGGTTGACTGTCGAAGGTCCGACCGAAGTGAAACTGGGCCCGGCCCAGGAAGCTGCGGTGGACACGGCGCTGGTGGCCCTCACGGCCGCAGCCAGCACGCACTCCACCACGGCTGGGCAGGCCCAGACGGCGGCGGTGACGTTCTTGCAGCACCACTACATCGGGCGGGCCGTCTCCGCTGGAACGACGGGTCAGAACGTGTTGGCTATTGTCAAACTCGCCAGGAGCTAACCATGACGCTTCGCAATACGCTGATCGTCGGCCTCGCGAGCGACCAGTTCGGGAACCAGTTGGCCAATTCGCTCCAGCACCTGACGGGCGCCACAAACGCCCTGACGGTCGGTGCGACCAACATCACCGTTGGCGCGTCCACTAGCAGCCTTGGTTTTTACGGCGCTGCCGTGACCGCCAAGCCGACTGGCGTGACGCTCAACAACGTGACTGCCCTCGCGACTGCTCTTGCTAACCTTGGCCTGATCGCCACCACTTCGTAACGCATGCCCCTTCACGGGGTTCGGGGGAGGCGGCCGGCCGGGCAACTGGCTGGCCGCCTTTTCTCTTATGGATGAACAACTTCTGCTCGCGCTCATGGGCGAACAACCAGCAATCCAAAACCTGGACTTCCTCCGGCAGTTGATTGCCGAGACGCGGGGCCAGGGCAACTACGCCGACATGGAGAAACTCCGCATGCTCCAGGGCACGGGCATGGGGACTGACGGACTTTCGACGCAACGGGGCGACGAGTAATGCAGCTTCCTCAGTGGAGTGACGCCCAGGCCGCCCAGCAATACGTGGACGGCTTCCAGCAGGAAGAGCCGCAGTTCCAGCGTCAGGTCTTCCAGCCCCAGCAGCAACGTCCAAGCAGTTGGACGCAGCGGACTGGCGAGCCGATTGAGATGCGGTATTACCAGCCGACTCCTGTCCAGCAGCAGCAGCAGGCCCCCGCCCCTGCCCCACCGCCTCCGCTCCCGCAGGGCGCGCCATTCAACCGTCCGCAGACCGCAGCGCCGCAGCAATCGCAACAGTCCTCCCAATGGCCTGGGTACGGACCAGCGTCGTTCCCGCCAATCCCCGGCGCGCTGGACATGAACGTGTATCACTCGCCGTTTTCGGACATGAAGCCCGGCGTCTATACGCCAACTGGCCAGTATTTCGGCGGGGATCTGGTGACGGGATTGCGGCAGGCGCAACTCCAGCGGGACGCGATGGTTCAGCAGATGAACCAAGCCACGCTGCCATACCAGATGGCGAACATCTTTGGCCAGGATCTCGGCGCGCCGCAATTCGATTTCCAGGCCATGCTGGGCCGTGCCAACGACGCCATTCAAAGCGGGTTCTACAACCCATTCACCCGCTACTTCGATGAGACGAGCGACCCCCTGACGCAGATCGGCCAGCAGGCCCCGCCATCGCTGTACGACCCGTACCAAGAATGGCTGGCTACGCTCCCCGGCTACCAGCCGCGTGACAGGTGGATGGCCGGACAAGGCAATCCACAGGCACCCGCGCGACCGCCGCAGCCTCCTGTACCTTCACCCCCGCCGCAGCCTCTAGACGCCAGTGGCCGCCCGCGCAACCAGATGATGTTCTACAACGCAGAGGGCAGGCCCTTTGCGGGGACGATGTCGTTTGCCCCCGGCACGTCGCAGGAATACCAAGACCAAGCCATGGCGCAATGGGCGAACAGTGAGGGCTACTTTCGCCCCGACCCTCTCTCGCAAATCGGCCAGCAGGCCCCGCCAAGCAGATACGACCCCACGGCGATCTCGCCCGTGAGCCGCTGGCGCGCCGGCATGGGGCCCGGCTCACCCGGATTCCAAGAAACTGACTGGATGCGCAACATGGCTGCGCAAGGCTACGTGTTCTAGGGACACTAATTAGATAGACACCCCAGACAACAGTTGACGGCTGTACACTAGAGATCGCACAGGAGACACAACGCATGCGGATTTACACGCCGACAGGTTACGCCACGCCCGAAGAGGCGATGCGCGCCGTCTACGACAGCGAGCTTGCTGCCGGATACAATGCGTGGAAGCAAGGAAAAGCCGGCAGCTACTGGGCGCATAGCCAGTTCAACGGAACTGGGACGCGCACAGCCGACATCCAAAACGCGATGCTGAACCACTATAACACAACCATAGCTCCGCAGTACGACGAGTTCAGCTACGACGCAGACTTGCAGGGGACTGGGGGGTACGTTGGAAAGCGACTGCCGCCCGGGCAACGTCGCGCCCCTCCCCCTCCGCCGACATATAGCCGACCCGGCGGCCTTGCCGGCATGGTGCCGTTTACTGGCCCGCGAGGGGAGTTCATGTGGAGGCCGCCGGGAAAGATTCCGGGGGAAACCGGCTTCGGCACGGTGAGGCCGCCCAAGTGGAGGCCATCCCCTCCGGATCGGCCTCCCAGTGGCTCGCCAATTGGCCCCAACGGCCCGCGGCCGCAGTCGTACCCTGCCGGCACTCCAGGCATGGGGACTGCGCCGCCCGTGGGGCCAAGAGGCGGCTTCGGCGGCGTCCGTCCTTCGTCCGCGTCGATTGGCAGGACCGGCCGTGCGTACCCGCGTTATTAGTTGACGGCTGTACGCAAGTTCAGTATACTATCACCCTCCCCCGAGGTGACACATGCAACAGCGCAAGCTGAACGTCGGTCTGGTTACGTTTTCGTACGGCGGCAACGGCGGAATCTCCTCTGAAGTCCCGGACATCCGCGAGTGGATGGTTCCGCTTGTAGCAGAAGCGTCCCGCGATCCACGGATTGAAAACATCCGCATCTGGAATCTCGCGGATACGCCGATCACCATGACCCGCAACCGGGCCGTCCTCCAGGCCAGAGAGTTTGGGCTGGATGTCCTGGTGATGATCGATTCCGACATGAAGCCCGACCTGGAGGGTTCCAAGAAGTTTTTCCCCTCGTCGTTCGACTTCTTGTACGACCACTACGACAAGGGCCCGGTGGTCATCGGCGCGCCGTATTGCGGGCCGCCGCCGATGGAGTGTGTGTACGTGTTTGAGTGGCGCGACATGCAGACCGGCCACCCGAACCCGGACTTCCAACTGAAGATGTACGAACGCACCCAGGCCGTGAAGATGGCCGGCATCCAGCCATGCGCTGCCTTGCCGACTGGCCTGATCATGTACGACATGCGGGCCTTTGAGGTCACGGAGCCGAAGACGGAAGAAGACAAGCCGTGGTTCTATTACGAATTCCCCAACAAGTATCAGGCGGAGAAGGCATCGACCGAAGATGTCACTATGACCCGCGACTTGTCGCTCGCCGGCACGGAAAAGCTGGGGTACAACCCAGTGTTCTGCAATTGGGACGCCTGGGCTGGGCATTGGAAGCCGAAGTGTGTCGGCAAGCCGCAGTTCATCGAAGCCAAGCACATCTCCAAGAAGTTGAAGGACTGCTGGGAAGCGAACTACGACCACACGGTGTCGCTCGTTGACCTGAAGCCAAAGTTCACCGTCCGTGGCGGAAGCTAAGTCTTGCACGCACTGCGGGAAGTCCTACCCGCTCACCAAGCAGTACTGGCACGTTAGTAAGGGAGAGTTTCATTCGCGGTGCAGGAAGTGCCGCAACAAAAAGCAGAAGGACGGCCGCGTCATCCGCTCGCAGAAGAAGTTGGCGGAGATCGAACGCGGGGCAGTAGACACGTTCATCGCCGTGTCGCGGGTTGGCGGGACGAACATCCCCCACTCAGCGGAACTGCTGGAAGTGGCGATGAAATACTTCGGCGGTGTCGAAGGCTTCATCACCGCGTTTATGAAGCAGTACTACGACGCCCCGGCCGGGGGTGCGTTCCGAACCAAGCAACTGGACTCCATCCTCAAACTCATCACCGCCAACACCGCCATGGGCGGAGCCAAGAAGCCGCTGGAGTTGATGACTGAAGAAGAGCTGGAAGCGCAGTACCGGCGGGACGTTCTCGCCGCCGCCATGAGTATCAAAGTCAACGGACAGCCCGCAAGGCTGGAAGATCATGCAAACGTGCGAGATATGCCGGTGGTGGACAACCTACAAGCCGGAGGCGTTGGTGGGGGAATGCCGGAGATTCCCGCCGCAGTCGCGGAACGGCAAGTGGGAGAATCCGCTGACGGACAAAAGTCACTGGTGCGCGGAGTGGCATCACCTAACGATGTGCCAGCGCAATGAAAAAGCATCCCAAGCTCAGCGCCCCGATTCCACAGCCTGACGCGCCCGTAGTCACGCAACACCAGATCCAGCAGATGCGGGAGGTGCAGGCCGAACTGGCCTCCCGCCGGCTGGAGGCCCTCCGCCTGTACAGACCCATGCCCCACCAAGAAGAGTTCCACAAGTCGATGGTCAGTGAACGGATCGTCTTGGGTGGTAACCGTGGCGGCAAGTCATTGGCTGTGGCGGTGGAGGCGGCCCGCGCAGCGACCGGCCAAGACCCCTACGGCAAGTATCCGCTGGAAGGCGGGAACATTGCGATAGTCGGCCGGAACTGGCCCCACATCGGTCTTGTGATCTACCCGATCCTCTTTAAGGCCGGCGCGTTCCGGATCATCAAAGACGAGGAGACAGGCGAGTGGAGGAGCATCAGGCAGGGCGATGACAAGTCGAAGTCCAAGCCTGCGCCGCCCCTCATCCCGCCCAGGCTCATCAAAGACATGTCTTGGGTGCTGAAGAACGCCGGCTATTTAAACAAAGTGGAGCTGACGAACGGCTGGACGATCTGGTGCTTCTCGTCAGAGGGAGAGCCCCCGCAAGGCTATCAGGCCGATCTTATTTGGCTGGACGAAGACTTAAACAACGAGCGGTGGGTGGGCGAATGTCAGGCTCGCCTCGCGGATCGCAAAGGCCGATTTGTGTGGGCGGCCATGCCACATTCGCGGAATGATGCACTTCTGGGATTGTGCGAACGTGCCGACAAGGAGATTGAAACAAACAACCCCAAGCCCCTCATCCAAAAGTTCACGTTCCGGTTCCTGGACAACCAGTTCATTGATGACGAAGAGAAACGGAAGAACATCGAACGCTGGTCTGCCTTGGGGCAAGAGGAATTGAAGATGCGTGCGGAGGGTGAGTTCACCACCGAATCCACGCTCATGTACCCGACGTTCAATCCCGCAGTTCACATCCTGCGCCGGGAGGAATTGCCGGACGGTCAGGTGCCTGCAGACTGGACCCGCTACGCCGCGATTGACCCCGGCCACGTAGTCATGGCGACACTGTTCGCAGCAGTTCCGCCGGACGAACGGTTTATTCTCATCTACGACGAACTGTATCTCCGGCAGTGCAACGCCATGATTTGGGGCGAGCGGTTCTACGGGAAGGTACAGGAGCAATCGATCTACGCCGCGATCATGGACATGCACGGCGGCACGCTCCGCGATCTCGGATCGGGACGATTGCCCCATGAGCTGTATTCGGAGGAACTGAAGAAGCGTGGCTACAGGTTCTCCATCGGCGGCAGCAGCTTCATCCCAGGGTCCGACGACATCCCCGCCAGAACGGCATTGGTACGCCAGATGCTGCATGTGCGGGGCGACGGGACAACTAAGCTGAAGATTTTGGACGGAGCCTGCCCCAACCTCCTCAGAGAAATAAAACGCTACCGCAAGAAAACCACCACCGTAAACGGACAGGTCTACGTGACCGACGAACCGCAGACGCGGGGTGAGGTCCATGCCGTGCAGACGTTGGAATACCTTGCGGCCCATGAGCCCCGATACCACAAACCACCTCGCCGCCCTGGCCCGGAGCCATGGTGGGTGAAGTACTTGGCAGAGCGTGAAAAGCGCCTGCGCAAAGACGATGACGGAGTTACCTACCTTGCCCCCAAAGGAGCATTACGATGAGCGCTTTCCAGATGCCGACCGCCGAACTGGGCGACAAAGTCTTCTACTACCGCCATGAGGGCGCCCCGCCGTCACTGGCCCTCGTCACCGAAATCTCCAGCCGCACCCTGACGCTGTGGGTCATTACCCCCAGCTACGGCGGCGTGGAGCGGTTTTCGGTCCACCATGTAGACGATCCCGGTGTCAACGAGTTCCCTGCCTGGAAGGAGTACGGCTTCTGGGCACCCCGGCCCAGCAAGCTGATCGCCCTCCAGGAGAAGTTGGCCCTGGCGGAGAAGCGCCTGGAAGCCCTGGAGGCCAAGAAGGCCAAGTAGGGCATTTACCTAAGAGGACTTCATGGCCGAACAAAACCCACTCGCTCCAATTGCCAAACGCTGGCTGGAGTGCGTGAAACAGGGCGAAAAACACAAAAAGCCTTTTGCGGATGACGCCAAGGAGGCCATGGGGTTCTATGCCTCTGACCCGGAGGCGATGTGGGGTCCGGAAACCAGCCGGTCCTACAACAAGGGCATCGATGCGCCGGCGATGCGCATTTGCGTCAACCGGGTGTGGGAAGCCGTGCGTCTGTTCAGTTCGGTCATCCACCACCGCAACCCCACCCGGGCGGTGAACGCCAAGCAGTACCCTGTTGTCCCGCCGCATTTGCTTGGTATTTTTCCACAGCCGCCGGTTCCCCAGATGGGGCCTGACGGCCCTGTGATGGGGCCGGACGGCCAGCCGGTGATGATGCCCGATCCCGGGATGCAGCAGTACCAGCAGGGCATGCAGCAGCAGATGTTCGCTCAAGAGCGGCGTGGCATTATTGCCAAGCTCTTGGAAGACTACCTGAACTACACACCCAACGAACTGGATCTGAAGAAGCATTCCCGCAAGGTGGTGGAAGAGGCGTTCATCAAAGGCGCTGGCGTGTGGTGGCATGAGCTGTACCAGCCGCCGGGGTCTTCGGTGAAGATGGCCGGCTCCTTCTATGACTCCGTAGACAATCTGGTGTGGGATCCGGACGCCGACGAGTTTGAGGACATCCGCTGGGCTGCGCGCAAACGTGTCCAGCCGGTGGACGAAGTGGCTGCGAAGTTCGGCCTGACCCGCGAGGATCTGAAGGGCCACATCGAATCCTACTCGTCCCGCGCAGATGAAAATGAACGCGGGTATGAGTTCCGCAAGAAGAACGGCAAGACCAACGACCTGATCTGCTACTGGGAGATTTATTCCAAGACTGGGTTTGGTGATCGGCTAAAGGACGCCGACAAGGATCTCAGGGGCAAGTTCGATGCGCTTGGCGTGAACTGCTACATCGTTGTCGCAGAGGGCGTGGACTTCCCATTGAACCTCCCCCCTGCCCTTCTCCAAGAAGAAGTAGACGAGACTGGCATCCCGCAGGAGATGTTCATGCGGGCCCAGTGGCCCATTCCATTTTGGGCGGAACCGGCGGGCTGGCCGTTTACGTTGCTCGCGTGGCACGGCAAGCCGGGCTACTCTTGGCCGATCTCGCTGATTCGCCCTGGTATTGGGGAATTGCGGTTCATCAATTGGGCGATGTCCTTCCTTGCCACCAGGATTGCAGTGTCTTCGCAAACGCTGATCGGCGTGGCAAAGAGCGCGGACCCAGACCTGAAGGCGAAGATCCTGGACAAGGGCGAGAAGGGATTCAACATCATTGAAATCTCCGAAGCCGTTGGCCGGAGCGTGAACGATGTCATCAGCGTGTTCCAAGTTCCTGGTGTCACCCAGGACATGTACAACATCATTGCCGAGGTGACGGCCCTCTTCGACCGGCGCGTGGGCCTTACTGAACTGTTGTACGGCATGACCAGAAATCAGTTCCGGTCGGCTGCAGAAGCGCAGGTGAAGGCTGAACAGATCAGTGTGCGCCCGGACGATTATGCAAATATTCTGGAAGACGCATTGTCCGAGGTCGCCCGCAAGGAAGCATTGCTTGCGCGGTGGTTGATCTATCCGCAAGATGTTGCGCCGGTCTTGGGACCGATGGCTGCGCAAGCGTGGCGGATGCATGTCCAGGGCGAGTCTCCGGATGCGATTGTCAGAGAGTACGACTACCGCGTTGAGGCTGGCAGCGCTCGCAAGCCGAACATCGCAACCCGCATTGAGAACATCACGCAGGCCATGCAGATTTTGGCTCCGATCTCGCAGGGCTTGCTCCAGGCCGGCAGGCCGGAACTGTTCAATGCCCTCTTGGAGGATTGGGGCAAGGCCATGCAAGTGGATGTCACTCGCTACATGGTTCCGCCCCCGCCTCCGCCGCCACAGCAACCCCCGGGCGGGCCTCCTGGCCAAGAGGGCCAGCCTCCAGAAGAGCCTCCGCAGGAGCAAGCACCCCCGCCGCAATAACATGGATATCCCTCGCCAGATCCGAGACGCCGGCCACGAGGCCGTTGAGACGTACAAGAAGGCTCTCCCCCATGGAGAGCGTTGGGCGGAAATGTGCGCCCTCCAGATCGCCCCCGGAACAAGGGGTACGGACAGGGCATTCATGGAAGGCCGCTACAACAACCAGCAACTGGATAGCATGCCGAAGCTCTCGGCTCAGTGGATGGTCAAAGAGGCCAAGGCGGCCGGGATAAACATATCGGGCAAATACTACTGCGGCGGCATCGCGGACAAGCGTGCGTGGAGGGATCCAGAAGCCTGGGTGTCCTCGTCGGACGATGTCCTGCGTGTAGCCCAGAAGCGTAGACTGGTGGTCAAAGGTTCAGTACAATATGACCCTGGCTCTGTGGATCCCCCGAAACGCAAGCTGATGAACGAAAAGATCCTCCGCCGCGAGGTGGCGACGGAGATGAAGCGGCGCCCCGGTGCAAAGGCCGGCGAGGTCCGCGAACGAATCATTGAGAAACACGCCTACCGACCGAAAGGAAGAAACGTATGACCGCCAGTATTGAACGCTTTTCCACCACCGCCGTGATCACGGCCGGCTCCTCTGCAAACACCCTCACACCCAGGTTTCCGTTTGACCGCTGGGCCGGCGGCGGTGTTTTGATCGGCGCCACCAACAGTGCCACGCAGATCAACTGGCATGCCTCCATTGGTCCGGAAAGCACCCCGCTCCAGATTCGATCAGACGGCTCTGCTGTGACCACGGCCGTAACCGATGGAGCCCACCCGATTCCGGATGCCTGCTTTGGCTTCCCCTACATCGCCCCGGTGATCGTCGGCGCCACAACCTGCGCCATGACTGTCACGCTGAAGGGCTAGTCTCTCTCTCACCACAAGAGCGCACCTATGTCCCCGATGAGCCCGAGACTGCTTCGCCCCCGCTCATCTGGCCTCCACCCGGAGGCTGCGTCGTGGCGTACTCGCGTCGTCGATAACGGCGGCACAGTCTCGGCCGCGACACTGAAGGCCGTTTCCGACCTGTGCCGAGCAATCGACAGCGCCGGTATACGCAGTCGCTTTCTGCGTTTGAATGTTTTTGCGGGCGACAACCTGTCGGCCGTGCTGGTGCCGCTGTTTCGGGGCGCGAGCCTGAGCGGAGCGCAGTACGGACTTACGACGGACGCAAATGTATCCGCCGGGCCGTTTGTCAGTGGCGACTACACGCTGGCGACGGGACTCACCGGCAACGGGAGCAGTAAATACCTACAGACCGGCCTCAGGCTGGATCAACTGCCCGCAGGCATCGAAACAGACGGGCATTTGTCTGTGTATGTTCGGACGACGCCGAATAACAACGCCATGATTTCCAGTTATTCGTTTCATTCGACCACTGCGGCGGATCGGCATCGGTACGAGATGGTGCCAAACAATTTCACGTTTGGGCGCGAAACCGGGCAGGCTGGCCCGTCGTCTCCAACGTATCCGGCATTGCAGGTCGGCAGCCGTTCGTCGGCATCGTCGATGTTTACCTATCACAATGGCGTAGCAGGCAGCGAACTAACCTCCTCTATCACGCCCGTCGCAACGAGCATTCCTTTCACCGTGTTCGCCCGCAATCTTGTAACGGGCACGCCGCCGACGGCTGGCTCATACAGCCCGACGCTTTATTTCTCTGGTGCGCTTGGGTCGTATTCGATTGGGCGATCTCTGAACGCCACTGAAGTCACCCGATACACCAATGCGATGAACACATTCATGGCGGCGCTGGGACGCAACGTATGACGCTTTCTGAACTGACGCTCCCGATCAGCCTTGCCGACGCTCGCGGGCTGGCCCTCGTCTTCACGCCCGCGCTGGCTGGCAGGCTCGCGGAACTGCACGCGCAATACGGCTCGCCCAACTGCGTGCCCTTTCCTCGCACGCTGACCGATGGGCGGCTCATGCTGTACGCGGACGTTCTCACAGAGATCGGGCCGGGCGGATTGCTGGAGGCAATGTGGGCCGCAGCGGATAAGGCCGTGCTGGGGCAGGCGGTTGAAGTGCTGCCCTGGTCGGAGGCGGTGGCATTGCTCCCGCCCGATCCGGTGGTGTGACGCTCTTCACCTTAGAGAGAGCCGTTCGATGCCGATGAATCCGCGACTGTTGCGCCCACTCGCCCGACGGCAGGCTTCTGCGCCTCCCTTCTCGCCGTCCTCCGTTGCGGGTCTTGTGGGCTGGTACGACGCCAGCGACCTCGCCACACTGTTTCAGAACTCCAACGGCACGGGGGCGGTTGGAGGCGACGATCCAGTTGGTTACTGGCAGGACAAGAGCGGCACGGGAAATCACGCCACGCAGTCAGGCTCAACTTCGCTCAAACCCACACTCGCCACAGCCTCCACCAACGGCAAGGCGTCTCTTTCGTTCGACAATGATTCGTTGCAGTGTTTGAAGTTTGCGGCGAATCCGCTCGCAGGAAGTGCCGCTGGCACGGCGTTCTACGTTTGTCGCGGCGATCTTGGGGAGGACGCCTGCATCGGCCACCCGCTGGCGAAGTTCGGAGACACTGTTGATGCCGACCATTATCCGTGCGGAGGTTTTGATCACTATTCCTCATTCGGCAGGGACACGCGATTCAGTTTTTCATACGACCCGCCATTTACATCGACGCACGTTGGGGTTGTTATGTCCCGCTCTGCCGACTGGCGATTCTGGTTTAAGGACACGCTGGCGACTACAAAAACCGGCAGCGCCGTCTCTTGGGGAAGTTTCGCAAGCATTGGCGGCAACGGCAATGAATCTGCTGCGGCGTTCTACTACCCTGGAGTTGTGTGCGAGGTTTTGCTTTACGCGGCGGCTGTTTCGGACGCAGACCGCGCGACGATCACAAACTACCTTGTATCGAAATGGGGGATCGCGTGACTTGGTCGTTCAGGGTAGCGATTGTCGTTCCTGCATCCGCCTTGCAGGCGGCCGAGTCGCTCGCGGCTAGCGTTGAGCCGGACCCGTCATGCACAGGGCCGCACTTCCGGATTGAACTGTCTGGCGACGGCCAGCGACCTGCATCCCACCGGGCTCTCTGCACGTTGGCGACAGATGAAATGGTCGCCGCAATGTCGGCGGCATTGCCGAATCTTCCCGGCGTGATGTTTTGGCGATGGAGCGATGATGGATTGCAGAATTCAAACGTGACTCAGGTTTCTGGGCAGGCGTGGTCTTTTGACGCCAGCCTAGACGCGGCCGGTTTGCAGACGGTGCGGGCCGTTACGCCGTGTCCGAGTTGCCCGCACTGACGCTCTTGCACCAGAGTACGGCAATCGCAGTTTGCGATACCGGCCAAACAACCGGCCACGCCTGTTACGGAACCTATGCCAGAGACGTTGCACAGCATAGGTTCCGTAACGGCCAGCAAACAGGCCGCAAAACAGCATTGCGCCCGATGGACAGGGCGGTAGAATCTGAGCCATGCCGACCGTCACGCTCCGCTACCGATTGCCCGACGAACAGAGCGAGTACGATGCCGCGAGGCTGGGCGGCGAGGCTCTGTCAACGCTCTGGGAGATTGACCAGCATTGCCGCTCGCTGCTCAAGCATGGCAGCCCAACGGCAGAGCAGCGGGAACTAGCGGAGGAGATTCGCCGGATGATCCCAGAGGAACTCCTGGAGCATTAGCGTTGTGTGTCACTTTTGATACACAAGCCAAACAAAACTGGCGAAAAGTGACAGTTTTTGCACACTCCGCACATGCGGCATTGTGCCGTACTGAAATCAGACAGAGCAACTCGTAGGGATTTCCGACTAGTTGCGCTCTTGAGCGAACGTCGCGTCACAGGGCCCCATAGGCAGCAGAGCTGGCCTTCTCGGTTCTGCAACCGGCCCTGCCTGGGCAATAGTTAGTATGTGGCCATTTACCGGCGTGGAGCGCGCCATCCGGCGGCTGAGTTTCAGGCTGGTGAGGCCCTGTGGGTTCCGTTGCCGCCTAACCAAGAGGATTGACATGCTGTTTTATGCCGTTTCTGCCGCCCCGCCAGTTGACAAGGACGTTGTTGCCCGCACCCTGACCGTGACCATCAACGGTGAGGTGGCTGACACCAAGTCCTACACCGCGGGGGCCACGGACCTGGGCGAGGTTGCTGCCAAGGAAGGCGATCTGGTGGTCTTGGTGCTGACCGACACCGATGACGCCGGGAACGTCTCTGCACCGGCCGAGCTTTCCTTTACCGCCGCCGACACCCTGCCCCCGGCAGCCCCAGAGTTTGGGGTGACCCTGGTGCGGGAAGAGTGATCCGTTGCTACTTGCTGGCCATGGCCGCCGCCGGGTTCATCTTGGCGGCGGTTTTGGCCGCTTTTCTAGTCATGGCTGCGGGGCAATAGTTCTCAGGAGCCCCCCATGCCGTATCTGACCTATTTCGACGCGGTTGAGCATCTAATCACCTCCTCTTTTGGCGGTCCCCAGGATGCCGAACAGCGGGACATCCGGACGGCCGTCCAGCGGGCGTATTCCGAGGTCACCCAGATCCGGGACTGGGCGTACTACCACGTTCACGGGCGCGTCTACTTGGAGGAATCGCGCACGGGCACCGGCACGGCAGGCGGGGGCGGCGCCGTAAGTTTCTCTTCTGCGCTGTTTGCGGGCTCTGCTACAGGCGAGCCTGCCTCGCACTACACGCTCCGTGTGCGTGACATCAATTACCCGATTGTGTCCTACGTGGACGGCTATGGGGTTTCCATTGCCGACGCGGCGCTGACGTTTCCGCCCGGCACTGCCTGCACAGTCTTTCGTGCGATCTACCCCCTCCCTTCCGACTTCCGCAATCTGGACGAGCCCTCTGATGAATTCAATTGGTGGGCCGGTCTGTATGTCACGCCCGATGAGGCCATGAAGATTGAGCGCGTCTCCAATAGTTCTGGTTCTCCATTCCACTGGACCGTCATCAAAGACCCGGCCACCAACGGCTGGGCGCTGAAGCTCGTCGGCTACCCGACGCATGCCGAGACGCTGGACTTCACCTACCGCCGCACGGCCCGTGGTTTGCGCTATTCCGGCCATGAGGCCGTGGCGCGACAAGGCACCGTCACCGTGACCAACGGGAGCATCGGAGGTGCCGGCACTGCCTTTGCGGCAAACATGGTGGGCGCAATCCTCCGGGTTGGAGACACCACCAATTCGCCGGGCCCCATTTCTTCGATCACGCCGTACGCCGCAGAGGGGATGATTAAGACTCGCTCCAGCGCGACGGCGATGACATGCGACACGACAGTCAGCGCCGCTGCGTCAACCAAGTACCTGATCACAGACCCCATCGACCTGCCCGCCCATATGCACAACGTCATGTACTCAGCGGCTGAGTACTGGCTGGCGCGCATCCGCAATCAGAAGCCGGACAACGCTTTCGCCATGTACCAGCGGGACTTGCGACTGGCGATGGAGATGGATCAGCTTGCCCCGCTCTCTGGCCGGTCGCGTGAGATTTATCACGATGGCGGCTGGAAGAGTCCCCTGAAGCCGGATGCCGGAACATGATCATCATTGACAAGTGGGCCGGACTGGTGACGAACGCAAGTCCGTACGCGATTCCTCCTGGCTCTGCTGTGACGCAAGTCAATCTCCAGGTCATCTCGCCCGGCCAAGTTGTAGTGCGCCCCGGCACGGCGGCGGTGTCGTTTTCCAGCCACACCGGGTCTACGCAAGCAATCGTCCGCGCGTTCCGCTACCCCGGAAGCACTGAAGCTGTTCTGTACGAAAACTCGTCTGGTGTGCTATTTGTTGCAAGAGGGCCATCCTGATGCAGCTCGGCGCTCGCACCACCGGGTCCGTCGTCAGCGTGTTCGTCACTACTGGCGGGACGCAGTACTCCGAGCCTCCCGTCGTGACGTTCGCGGGCAACGCCGCTGGGGTTGCGCACCTTAGATCCACTAGGGTGCAGACACTCGTCATTACCAACGGAGGAACAGGGTACACACAGAGCCCTGCCGTCTCCATTTCCCCCGTGTCCACGCAGGCGACTGTTTCTTCTCTGACGGCAGGCACGGACTCCACGATCCTGACGTTGTCCACTGCCGCCGCCACGACGTTCTCCCGCATCCAGGCCGGAACCTTCGGCGCAACGATCTCGTCGTTCTCCAACGCAACGCAGGTAGTCGTCGGCACAACATCGTTCACCACGGGCGCCGCCACGCTGTACTCCTCTGGAACCGGCGCAGCCGCGACAGCCTTTGCCTACACGGGCCCGCTTCGGCCGATTTCGTTTTTCAAAGGCCGATTCAACGACGCCTACGGCGTGGATGGCATGGGGCGTGGATTTCGGTGGAACGGCACCGACGCGGCCGTTGAGAAGATCGGAATAGAGAAGCCTGCCGTTGGGCCAAAGGTATCCATCTCCAATACCTCCGCCAGCGGATTCTTGGAATCTGTGCAGCTTGTGCAGGGTGGTGCTGGATATTTTTCGCCGCCCACGGTCACGATTACCGGCGGCACGCCAGCCCGTCCCGCCACGGCTCGCGCGGTGGTTTCAAACGGCCGCGTGACTTCGGTGCTGGTCACAAACCGTGGGTCCGGCTACCAGACAACGCCCACTATCTCGTTTTCTGGCGGCATAGGATCCGGCGCCACGTTTGGCGTTACCGCTTCCGGGAAAGTGCTCCAGGTCAACGTCCTGAATTCGGGCCGTGGATACACCACCTCCACCGCCTGCACTGCCAGCAAGGCGACATACGTCTTCCATGCCGTGCGTCACGGCCTGCTGGCCGGAAGCACGTTTTCGTTCTCTTCGATTTCCGGTCCTTCGGCCGTCGCGACAATTTCGGCGTTCACCGCAAGCACTACCGGCGGTACGGTGACGTTTTCCACAACGCAGGCAAGCACATGGCAACGGGTCGCGCTGCCGACGCGCTCTGCCAACATCGTCTCGTTCTCCAACGCCACCCAAGCGTTCATCGACGTTCCGACATTCGGGCTTGGCGGCGCCACGGTCTACGCCGACCCTGGCCTGACCACGGGTGTTGAATACTACGCCGTGAAAGTTGGGGGGAATACATTCACCGCCGCGACAGAAACGGCGGGCTCAACCGACATTCTGACAAACAGCATCGCGTCGGCCGTCATCCGGATCCCGCCGCCGCGCATTGAGTTCGCGACAAACGGCGGGCTGGCGGATGCTTCCGCCGCGATTGTCATTGATAGCGCTGGCGGAGTCGGAAACGCTGTCGTCTTAGCGTCTGGCACGGGGCTCACAACGTCTTCGGTTGCTGCCACCGTAGTCGGCGGCGCCGGAACTGGTGCGCAGTTGCTGGTCGTCCCAGAATACTCCGTCTCTGGCGCGACCGTCGTCAATGGCGGAAGCAATTTTTTTACCGCCCCCGTCCTTACGTTTCGCGCAGCCACCAACGATCCGACCGGGTTTGGCGCCGCGGCGACTGTGAGCGTCAATTCCGCGGGGGCCATCTCTGGCGTATCCATGGTTTCCGGAGGCCGATACGCCGCCCCGCCGACAGCGCTCATTCTCAACACGGAGGCCAAGGCCCAGGCGACTATCGCGCAATCGCTCCAAGGGAAATACCAGTGCGCGATCCGTTACATCGATGACACGCCCCGCACTGATAACGGCCCCATTCCGTCGTCCATCTCGGAGTTGGTGGAGGTAGACGTGTCCTCGCCGCGGGAGTCGCTGACATGGTCGTTCACGCACTACGGCCTAGACGACCGTGTACACGGGATGGAACTGTGGCGCTCGTCCGCCGACCAGTCGGTAGCCCTGTATCGCGTGGCCACCATCCTGCGGTCGGATCCGGCGTTTACCGGAACCTACGTGGACACGTTTGCTGACCCAGAACTCCAGGACCAGAAGCGGGCCGACTTTGCAGTCCTCCCCATCATCCTGCCGTCCGGTCAGGTGAACGCCCGGCGCTTCGGTGTCGCGCCCGGAGAGTTTGCCGTGGCAGCCATGTTCCAAGATCGCGCATGGTTTGCCGTGGACACAAGCGGCGAGCGGCCCAATTCACTCCTGTACTCTGAGGTTGACGAGCCAGAGAGCGTCCCGCCAGAGAATGAACTGGTTCTCCAGGAGAACACGCAAGAGCCCGACAAGATCGTCGGCCTGATTCCGCTGGGCTCCCAGTTGCTGGTGGTCCAGTCGTCGCACATGTACGCCCTGTCGTACGTGGCACAGCCCGTGATCGATGCCTCCATGATCTTGGTGGCCTATCGCGGCATGCTCAATCCGCAGTGCGGCGATGTCCTTTCGGGCGTTGCGGTTTTGGCGGACAGCTACGGCATCTACTCGTTCGACGGCTCTAACGCAGAAGCCATTTCCGTGGCCATCGACAACTACTGGCGCGACAACATCATTGATTTCTCAAAGTCGTCGCAGTTCCACATGCGCGCCGACTCCGCGACGATGACCGTGCGGTTCTTCTACTGCCGATCCACAGACTCCGCTCCGGTGCGTGCGTTGTGTTACTGCATCGCCACAAAGGCATGGTGGGAGGAGACTTATCCGGTCGCCGTTACCGCTTCATGCCATAGCGTTGTCGGATCCAAGTCGGCGGTCCTCACTGCCACGCAGGCCGGATCCTTCCTGAAGCAATCTGGCCTCACGGATTCCGGGGCTGCCATCCAGTACAAGTTCCGCACCGGAAACCTGGAAATCGTCAACGAGCCGACGCGCGCAGTGTCGTTGCTGTACAAGCCAACGAACACCACCTCTGCGATTGACCTCGCGCTGCACTACAACAACTCTTCCAGCCCGCGGCCCAACGCCGTCCTCAATGACCAAGGGGCCGGCTTCATTGCGGGCGCTACGGTAGCCACGCTCAACATGAGCAAGACGCGCTCCGCGCTTGGCGATGCCAGTGGCATGGCGACCGCTCCGTACTCCGGGCGAATTGACGACCGTTCTGCCGGGGCCGACCGGCATATCGCGGTGGACTTGGCCGGCGAGCAGTCCGCGGATGGCGTTGTCTTGTACAGCATCCGCGCGAGTGGGGTGCAATAAATGCTGACCTCCGTCATGCCGGCGATGACCCGCGCCTTGCAAGGGTCGATGAACCCGCAGGCGATCAAACAGGTCACGCAAGCGCTTGGCAACTGCAACCAACAACTCACGCACCGCGGTGATGTGCAAATCCGGCCGGACGGCTGGGCGAACGCCACCAACTTCAACGGCACCTACGGTGAATTGCCCCCGTCGATGGAAGACTACAACAGATACGTTGGCGGATACACGGAAGGCGTTGACACCAACAATAACTTCTACAACAACCCGCTGTACAACACCCAGTTTGATTATGGGGACACGGTCCTTGTTGGCGGTGGTCCCGCCGGGGCCGCTGGGGCTGCGGGGGGGGACGGCGCAGCGGGCCCGTCTGGGCCTCCTGGCAGCGCAGGCGGGGCTGGTGCCGCAGGCTCTGACGGTCGCGACGGGGCATCCGGCGGGGGCGGCGGGCAGGGAGCGGCTGGGCCGGCTGGGCCCCCGGGCGAATCCGCTGGCGGCGGCGGGGCTGGTGGAGTGCAGATTGATATTGACAACATCATCGCGCAACTCATGGGGCGGCTGCGCGAGAAAGCCGCAGTTTCCTCGCTTGATCCCACAACCGGGTCGGCCTCCAAAGTCTCCACATCCAAAAAGGAGTTTGTGGTGGATGTTAAATGCGAGGGCGGTGAGATAGTGCCCAAATGGGAAGTCTATCGCATTGTTGAATTTGTGGAGGACGTAGACGTTTTGACGAGCGTCCGCGAGATCCCGGGCACGTATTACGGCCCGTAGGGGACATTGACTAGGTAGGAGAATACACTATGCAGTTTTGGGGTAATCCGGCCGCGTGGGGACCAGCAGCGCAAGTCCAGACCGCGCAGATTCAGGCCGCTGGGCAAGCTGCCGCCAACCAGTTTGGCTCCGTCGCAGCATTTGGCAATGCGCTGGGCGGCCTGGGAAACAACTACTCCGACATCTATAAGTCGTACGCCCAGGGCCTGGGAGGCGCTGGCACTAATCGCACCGGGGCGTACAACGCCTATGCCAGCGGATTGGGGCAAGCCGCGAACGCCTCCGGATTTGCTGAGGCCGCACGGCAGGCTTCGCTTGGCAACATCGGAACGGCTGCGATGGGTTCCTACGGGCAGGCCGCTAACTCTGCCTTGGGGGCGTGGGCGCAGAACCAGCTTGCCTACAACCAAGCGCTGGCTGGCCTTGGGCAGTCTAATCAGGCTGCACTTTCCCAATTGGGCACAAGTCGCAACGCCGCCCTGAGTGGGCTGGGCGGTGCGTACGCCGATCTTGGCGGCAGGCTTGGTGCCGCAACTGCGATTGGCAACATGGATTTCGGGATGGGCGGCAATGGGTTTAACGCAACCGGACCTGACGGCCGCGTGGCCTCCGGATCGTACAGCGGGGGCCGCTCGTCGCGCGGCGTGGACATGGAGGATGTGGGCACTCCGTCTTACCTTGGACTGGCAGCGCTTCAGGGCAACCTCATGGCCGGCGACATCACCGGCTCCCTGAATAACAACTACACGGACTCCATGAATCGGCTGGACAGCCAGCACTATTCGTCTCGCAACATGCCTAGCCAGATGCTTGGCCAGACGCTGTCCGGCCTGCTGTCGCTTGGGAGAGATGCTTACGGGCAGATTCGCGGCGGCATGAACCAGTTCTTCGGGAGCCAGAACGCGGCCCTCCGCAATCTTTCTGACGGCTACAGGGACACAACTCGCGACCTGAACAACTACGCCGGGAAGATGGGCGATGGCTTTGGCACCGCTAACGCCAACGTCGGCGGACTTGGAAGCGCCATCCGCGGGCTCTTCGACGACAGCATCGGCCAGATGGACATGTTTACGTCCCCTGCGCAGCAGCTTCGGCGGCAGCGTGAGGCCGATTTGTTCACTCGCGATGCCAACATGCGTGACCGGGTTGCCGACCGTCAGATGGAAGAGGAGGGCTTTTCTCCTGGGACGTTCGTTCCGTTCCGCGGCTTGGATTGGTGGGATTCTTACCGACGCAACATGCCGACCTTCTGATGCTTACCTACAACCACACTCTTCCGTCGCAGCCGCCGATGGCACTCCAGATGCCAACGGACAGCCCGTTCACCAAGTTCGGATCGACGCACGGTGACATGTTGGCCGCGCAACTGGGACGGGCCCAGGCCGACTACGACGTTAACGCCGCACGGTCGGCCAATGACTACGCCCAGCGGTTTATGGACGCAGAGAACCAGTTGGTGTTGCAGGGCCTGAACAACATGGGGCAGGCCCAGCAAAACGACAATTCTCTTTTTAACCAGCGTCTCGGAAACATGACCGGCATCCTCGCGAGCCTGTATCAATGAACTCCGTCCAGATGTTCCAGCCGCTGCCGACCGGCATTCCGGAGCCCACCAGCCGTGCGCAGTTCAATAACGCAATGGCATTTGCGCTCGCATCCGGCGATCCGCGCATGGCGGCCAAGCAGTACGACCGCAAGGGGTTCTCCCGCGGTGCTGGTCAGATGAACCAAGCCGGCATCGACGCTGCCAACAGCATGGCAGAGGGCATTGCCCAAGCCTACTCCGGCAACCTCCAGAACCAACAGTACAACGCTCTCTCTGGCCTGCAGGCCCAGCAGGCCGAGGAAACGCAGGCCCAGTCCCTGGGTGCGCTCCAGCAGCAGAACAACTACGCCAACCAGATGGCTGCGCTCCAGCAGCAAAACCAAATACTCAGTCTCTTGGGAGGATTACTCCGCTGATGGCCAAAATCGATTTTGACTTAGACGACCTGACCAACTCCGCACTGAAGCGGCTGGTGAAACAACTCCTCATAGCAGACGAGGCGGAAGAGAAGAAGATCATGTCCCGTCTCGGCAAGCGAGCTGAAAAGAACGACCTCGCTGACCTGGACGAGGAGATGCACGGCAAGCCCGATACGCCCGAAGTGGAAGACGAAGACATCGGGGAGGACGGCGAACTGCCGGACGTTCCCGGAAAGAAGAAGAGGAAGTAATGGCCGGCATCCGCATCCGCCCCCGCTCTGCCCCCACGATGCATCCGTTCCGTCCTGCGCAGACTACGCGCGAGGCGATGCTGATGCAGGACGCCCTGGATCAGGCCATGGGATCTGGCGACGACGCGCTCGCTCGCGAGATCGCCGCCGCAATCCGCATGAGCGACGTTGACCCCGGGTCCGTTGGGGTGATGCGAGCCCTGCGTTCCTTGGAGCGGGAACCGATGGAGGTTCTACCCGAGGCGACGTTTGAGGACATGGCCCAGGACATCGGCAAGAGCGTCCGGTCGTATGAGGGTCTGCTATCTGGTCGCACAGCGAACCTTCGCAACCAGCCATACGCCCGCCCCGCCGGCGCAGAACTTCGCGCCGCCGCCGAAGAGGCGATCCGCGGCCGTCAGCAGTCCGCAGCCTCCGAGAACCTTGGTCGTTCCGCCGCCCTCCTGGGGGCTGGCGGTCTGGCTGGGATGATCGCTGACACCGCCGGGCGCATGCAGCAGTCGCCTCCTGGCATTCAGGACTTTGCCGGCGAGGCCATGGACGACTCCGCCCTCTTGCCAGATTTGGCTCCAATGGCGATGCCAGCGCCCGAAGAGCCGGACTTGGGCGACATCACGTTTGAGGATCCCATGGCCACGGCAGAACTCGTTGCCGAGAGCCGGCCGATCCCGGACTCCACTCCGATGGCGCTGATCCGCGCCAACCGCGAGGAAGAGGCTGCGTCCCCACCCCCGAAGATGACGGCGGCGCAATTTGTCGCGCAGGCCATGGCGGACATTCAAAAGCAGACAGCCCAACTGAACGATCTCCGACGCCAGCGGGCGATTAGTCCGGAGCAGGATCGAATGCTGTCGCAGGAAATTGCCCGCATGGTGCAGTTGGTGAACGAGGCGCGTGCGCCGTCCCGCATGAGGTAATGATGAGCGACCTTCCGTACGGACCCTTTGGTTTTCCAAATGTGCGGGCGTGGGGCATGGCGCCCCCGCTCAACGTGCAGGACGACTTGGACGCCTCAGCAACTCCTATGGCCGTTGAGCCCGCCGTACGGCCAAAGCGGAAGAAGGCGCCTGCCACTGATCAGGGCGTGGCTGCATTCCAGGCTGTACTGGAAGACGTTGGTGGCGATTACGCGCAGGCGATTTCTGTGTTTGCAGGCGAGTTGGCACAGGGGGGCGTTGCCCCGGAGCTGGCGCAGCAGGCTGCGATGGCCAGGGCCAAGCAGCATCAAAGCCTCTCTCGCGATCCTGGGATTTTCTTTGAGGAGATGGGCACTCCGCTGCCAACTACGCGACAGCCAAAGGCGCCCCAAGTCGGAGCCAGCCAGCCTGTTCCGTTTGGCGCCATGCCAGATGCTGACCCTCGCACCACGCGCGCGGAACGTCTGGCTGGCGTAGATGCCACTGCCGCTAAGTGGGACCGCCAGAAGGCGGCGTACGACCGAGCCACGGGCCTTGGCGCGCCTGACGCCGTTGAGGACTTCGTTCCGCCCGCGGCCGGTGGCAATCGGCTGCCTGCTCGCAGCGGTCCATATGATCTTGCCGGGCGCCCCGGATACGACCGCACATTCACTCCGCAGGAACTGGCGGCGCAGCGTGGCGACGATGAGTCTCCTGCTCCAGCGAGCTTCACTCTCCCGGGCCCCCGCACACTGGATGGAAAGCCAGTGCGTCCTCCGCGCGCGCTTGCTACACAAGAAGACGCCGCTCGCTACAAGGAGCGGGGAACGGATCCGGAGACTGGTCGCCGGACGAAGTCTCAGTACGACCTAGACATGGAGGCGCGTGGCTACACGGCCGTCATGGAGCCGGACGGTTCCGTAAGCTATCGCACGACTTACGCCCCGGCCACTGATGAGCCGACCGGCTTGGGTGCCATTGGGCGCGCCGGCCGGCGTGTGGATTTGGAGAAGTCCAAAGTCCCCGGCACGGAAGACAGTCGATATGAGCCCCGTCCGATGATGACCCCCACGGGAGAGATGGTCCAGGTCTGGGTTCCAACCGATGCCGGGGACGCCTACACGGCCCAGCAAGCCGAGCAACGCACCAAAAACCGTTTGGCTGACCGGGCGGGGCTTGGTGCCGAGGCCGAAGGCATGACCGCAGACGAACTGCGATCCGCTGTTCGGGCCAAGCGCACATCCGAAAAGCAGGATCGGGAATCTGCTTGGCGAGCGCAGATGATGCTTGGCGGTGGAAGGCCGACCGGCGGGCCCATGGGAACCAAGGCCGCGGCGGCCGCGTTCAGCCGGCTCACACCGGAACAGCAGCAAGAGGTCATTAAGAACCGCATGCTGTACGGAGAACGCAACGGCCAGCGTGGTGACGAGTGGGACCGCCGCCTGGATCTCATGCGCATTGAAAACGAAGCCCGGTTTAAGGAGGCCGAAGCGGCACGCTCCGAAGCCCGCGACGAGCGCGAAAAGGACCGCACGCTGACTCGCGAGGAACGGCAGGCCGCACGCGAGGCCGATGAGCGTCGATTTGCCGAAGAGCGCGCCACTCGCGAGCTGGAGTGGAGGGAGCGCTCTAAGCAATTTGATTTGCAGCAGTTAGAGGGGCAGCGGAGATTTGAGCAGCAAAACACTGGCCTTGCCGCACAGCTTGCGCAGATTCAAAACCAAGGCGAAGTGTCTCGCGGAGAACTGGAGCTTGCGCGTGGCAAGCAGGACGCTGCGCTGACGGCCGCGGAAAATGCGCAGCGGCTTGCAGAGCAGTCTCGCAGGGAGCAGGAGGCGGTTGGCATGTATGGCCCTGGCGCCGTCCATATCCTCCGCGGCAATCTCCAGCATCCCAGTGCCCAAGCCGCGTTCCGCGGCATGGCCGCGCGCGCCGACCAGACTTGGAACGGCTTCTTTACAGAAGACGCCGCAAGGCTGGACGCTATGCTCGTTAGCCTTGGCATCACTGATCCGGACCGTCGCCGCGCGATTGTGCAGGAGTACGGCATCAATAGCGACTTTCCCGGTCAGCAGGGTCGCGGCTCTGTCCTTTCTGCGTGGCGTGTTTCGCATCCCGACTACGCATCCGTGCCGCAGTAATGGCCATTCGATCCCCGCTGTTCGACATCTACGATCCGTACGGGATTCTTGGCGAACAGGCTCGGCTGACGCCGGACTATGACGAAGATACGGGCCTGCTGACGCCCGGCCGCGCTACCATCTCCGACCTCATGCCAGAGGAGGAGAAGCGTGGGATGCTCCGCTCGCTTGCGGACTACGGGACCAGCGGGCTGTCAGGGCTGGGGTATATCTTGGATACCCCGGGTGCGCTGGCGCGAGGTATCCTGGCAGGCAAACCACTGTCTGTGTTTGGCTCTAGCGAAGAGCGCGTGTCCGGCAGAGACTTGGCGCGCCAATATGGCTTGGCCGGAGACGAGGATGGCTGGCTCAATTTTGCGGGTGGCCTGGGCGTTGAAGTCCTCACTGACCCTCTGACGTACCTGAATCCGCTTTCCATTCTTGGCCGAGGTGCTTACGGCGCTGCCGGGAGAGCGGCACAGCGTGCCGGGCTTTTGGAGAACGCTTCTCTGCTGGCGCGCAAACGGGGCATGGCAACCAATCGCGACATGGGAATCCGCGAGTTTGGTGCGTCGATGACTCCGCGGACACTCATTGCCGAATCGGAGTTCCCCGATGCTCTTCAACGCTTTTCGCAGGCCGCGCGTGGCCGCGGTTTAAATCCAGACGACTTGCTGGACCAGCCGCTGGCGGGCTTGGCGGAAGCGCGAATTCCGGGATTTGAGAGCGGTGTTCTCTTGGGGTCCGACGCCGCGCGGGTTGTAGGCCGGCAGCTAGATCGCTTCGGGGAGGGTCTGAAGCGCAATCCGTACACGGCGCCTGTTGTCAATCGCCTGACGCGGGCATTCGACCCTACCGTGTTGGAGCGCTTGGATCCCGACGACCAGTGGCGGGCGCGGCAGGCATTTGCTGACTCCAGGGCCAACGAACGGAATTTGCGCGAGAGTGCAGCTTGGCAGTGGCAGCAGGCTACTGCCGCCCAGCCAGACGGGGCGCTGTCGTTTGCCAGCCCGCGTGTCCAGAACGCGATCCGCGACACCATCGAAGCGCAGCTAGACCCAGCCCGCATGGCCAATCTCGTGGACCAGGATGCTGTGCGGCTGATCGATGCTGTGCCCGCCTGGAGCGACTACCGTTCTTGGTTGCGAGATCAGTTGTCGGAAGCACAAACCCGCCGCGCTGGCTTGGGCCTGCAAACTCCAAATGCAGCAAGCGCCTACGACACCGGGTACTTCCCAAGTCAGGTTGTGCGTTTTGCTACGGATCAATCCGCTCCGCTCCCGCCCGGGAAACTTGGCCGCGTGGAGTCGGCGTACGACCGCGGCCAGCGCGTGTATTCGGTCAGCGATCTAGTGGGCCGGTCGCGTAATCCCTACCTGGATTTGGACCGCCGATCTGAAACGCTGCGACGGTTGATGGCCGGCGATGCTGGCGCCGCATTGCGCGACCGGCTGTACGGCGCCAGCGACGAACAGATACCCGGCATCATTGACGACGCATTTAATGCCCTGCGCACAGAGGATGTTTATCGCCTGCGCAGCATGCCCGTGGAATTGCCGTACGAACGGGTGGCCGACCGCGAAGGCAACACCATTGAATCGATTCGGGAATACCTCTCGGACCCGACGCTCACGGCGGCCGACCGCAAATCCGGGCAGGGGAAGCTAGACCGTCTAGTGGCCACGGCCAGTCAGATGAAGGTCCAGCTTGGAGATTTACTCCGCACCGCAGATCGCCAGTTTGCTTCCGCCGATTTGGGGTTGTTCGACAACTCCACGCTGAATGATCTGATGCGCTACGGAGTTGGCGGCGGCCGAAGCGAGGCCAACGCCAACGTCATTCTGGATACGTTTACTCGCACTGCCTCTGACATCCCCGCAGAACAAATGACGGGCGGCGGGGCGCTCAATCTGCTGAAGGCTGCGGAAGGTCTGGGTTTCAATAGGGCCCGCCTACAGGAAGTTCTGGAAGCCCGCCTGCCGGGCCGGAGCGTGGAAGACCTGTCCATTCCGGAAACAGTCCTCAAAGACCTCCAAGCAATTTCTCCGTTGCCCAAATCGGACCCGACATCGCTCCTGGGAAATGCGTATCGCTCGTTCACCAACGCCTTTAAGATCGGCGCACTCGCCAACCCGGCGTACCACACACGCAACCTGTATTCCGGCTACCTGGCTAGCTTAATGAGCGGCGGGGCGAATCCCGTTAGCCTTGGCCGATCCGTGCGTGCCGGTGTCGATGTCGGCGCTGGCAATTACGAACGGATGTATCAACGGCTGAAAGACGCCCCTCGCTATCAGCACATCAGCGACAAGGACGAATTAATCCAGACGGCGCTCGCTGACATGGCCCGCGGCAAACTGGGCGGCGGCCTGATCGAAGAGGGCGCGACCGATACGCGGAACATCGTTCCAGGAATGGACACGCAGGATCCGGTCCTGTATGGGCAGGGCGCCATCTATGATCCCAAGCGGACATGGGGTGACTGGCTGTCTGGTTTGGGAACGGTGCGCGGAGTGGATTTTGCCGGAGCCGCTTCTGGCAGACAGGCTCCAGCGGAAACGCTGAACCCGTTCCTGCGCCTGCACGAGCGCGCTGGCCGGAGAGTTGAGGACGCGAACCGCATCGGCAACTGGATTGAAATGGTTCGGAAGGGCGCACACCCCGACGCAGCAGCCGAGAGCGTGTTGCGCTCGCAAGTGGATTATTCTCCGCAGGCGTACACCAACTTTGAGAGGAAATTGAAGGCGGCAATCCCCTTTTATTCATACCCCCGTGGCATCGCCCCCCTGGTGGCGGAAAACATCCTGTATCGCCCCGGCGGACTACAGGGTCAAACGATGCGTGCCATCAATCGCGCGTCGGAACAGACCGAGGATTCGTTCCTGCCGGAGTACCTGCGGCAGAGTGCCTCCATCCCGATCCCCGGAGCGCCGGCCGAAAACCTTCAGCGCGTCCTGACCAACATCGATCTGCCCTATCAGTCCCTGATCGACCTTGTGTCGCCGGGAGTGGGTAATACGTTCTCACAGCGAGCGTACGATACGGCCAGACGGACAGGCATGAATCTTCTGGGGCAGCTTAACCCCGTCATCAAAGCCCCGCTGGAGATGATCCTGAACCGCCAGTTGTATACCGGCCGGGAACTGTCCGATCTGTACTCCGTGCTGGAGCAGGACATCGGTCCTATCGGCCGACCGCTGGAGCAACTGGCAGTCAACTTTGTACCGGGCGGCGCCAAGCTCAACGCAATCTACCGCACACTGCGGGACTCCAGGCTTTCTCCATCCGACCGCGCGATGAAGCTGTTTATCAACAACACCCTCGGCGGCAAGGTCACCGATTACGACATTAGGAAGAGCCAAGACAAGGCCGCGCGCGAGACACTGAACCAGTTACTGCAGACGACCCCGGGCGTTCGCACGTACGAAAACCTGACTGTGCCCGAGGATGTGTTGCGGTCCATGCCCAGAGAACAGCAGCAGCAATATCTGCTGTACAAGGTCATCCAGGCCGAAGCCGCCAAGCGTGGCCGTGATCGCAAGCGGCGTGAAGCGGCCATCGATCCGCTCCAAGTACTGGGCCTCATCCAGTAGTCAACAAAGTTTCCTGGATGGACGGGACGGCTGGCCCCTCGTCTTTCAGCTCTGCTAGCAAGAGCCTATCGACATAGCGCTTCTTCATAGAAGGATCGCGATGACCAAGGTACTTGCTGGCGTCTTTTCCACCGGCCTCACAGTAGGTCGCTCCGCTGCGCCGCAGCCAGCGCGTAGTACCTGTCTGTTCGGAGCGGTTGACAAGTTTCCGCATCGCGTGTAAAATGCGATCCTTGTTCGTCAGGGATCCAAAGATTTTGGGGCCCAGACGAGGCAAGCGGCCGAGTGCTGACAAGGCAGCATCATCCAGCCAAGCCACTAACGGCTCGCTGGTTTTCGACTGACTGAGGAGGAGACGATGACCACGGATTTGGTCGTAGCGGATCGACAGGATGTCGGAGGTTCTCAGGCCAGTACTGTAGGCCGTGAGGATCCACGCCGGCAGCAAGATGCTGTAGGCGCAGGTGCGTGTTCCGCCCTGCATCTCTCTTGCGGTTCTCACCCAGCGCGCGATTGCGTTGTGATCCAAGGCCACCGGACAGGGGGCGGGCACTTTGACGCGGCGGAGCGGGCGGAGTATACTCTTGTCCACATGGCCCTCCTGCGCCGCGAAACGCATGAGCGAGCCAAGCATTCTCCGGTGGTTGTGGACGGTGGAGGGAGCGAGATGGGCCAGGGCATCGTTAAGGTAGGCGTCGATCTTGTCCGGCGTGAGGTCGGAGGCGTTCCAAGGGAGCCGGCGCACCAAAACAAGAAGCTGGGTGAGGTAGCCAGGGCTACCGCCGACGCGGGTGTGGTACGCGGTGGCAAGCGCGATGAGGCTCATGGTGAGTACTCAATGGAGGGGGCAACGTACCCACAATTAATCGCGCATCGTACCCCCCCAGACAATCGCTATAACCGGACCCCATGGGCAGCTAGCTCAGTTGAATATCTGCCCTTGGGCTGGTCGATCCTGAGAATTACGTGGGTTGCGCTTCTCGCGACCTTCATCTTCTTGCGTTGGTCTGGCTTTGCCATGACCGCGCTTTTGCTTGGACAGTTTGCGCAGGCCGCGGTGGAGTACCGGCGCGTCTACGGAAGGAAGCGCGCCCCAAGGAGGGGGTCGGCCTGATTTTCCCGTTCTCGTTTCTGAGGGTTCGTTTCATTCGCAGGAGGTGTACATATGAGCAGTAAGGCTAGGAAAGTGGTGGGGATGAGTCACAGCGAATACCTCGCTGAAAAAGATCACGACACCCGGTCGCTCCTTGTTTCGGTGATGCGTTTCGGTGGGGCTGCCCAGCACTGGATTGACCAGGGGCACAGCATGTTCGGCGGCAACAGTGCCACCAAGCTGGGTACCAAATTTGATACCGCGATCATGGCCATCGCCTCCGGAAAGATCGTGGAGGAGGTCATCGTCACGCCGCCGGCCGCGGTGCTGGATGCCGCCGGACGCAGATCGGGCGGGAAGTACAAGGCGTGGTCAGGGACGCTCGCTTCTTGGCAGATCGAATGCAACGAGGAAGAGGCGTTCGTTCTGCGGACGATGGTTGAGCACACGCTGGACAACCCAGCCGCCCGCGCGTTGATTGACAACACCACCGAAACGCAACTGTCGGTGTTCGGTGAGATCAATGGCCATCCCGTGAAGTGCCGGCCGGACGGCTGCACTGCGGACCTCTGGTGGGATTTGAAGTCTACCAGCGCCCAGTGGGATCGGCTGTACGCGAGCGTGATGGACTACGGCTACGGCGAACAAGAGTGGTTGTACCGAGAGTTGGCCATGCAAGTCGGATGGCCGCACTTCCGGATGCCATTCATCTTCACGCAGACCATGGCGCCGTACGCCTGCCATGTGTTCTATCTGCCGGTTGATTGGGTGGAGGAGGCGGGGCAGCGGTTGCTCCGCGTCATGGAGGAGGTTCGCCTGCGGCGTTCGACGGGGGACTACTTCCCTGTCGATCACGGCGAGATCACGGAACTGACCATCCCGCAGTGGGCGGTTCGCAAGTCAGAGGAGGTGGTGGCATGAACTACGGAAACGGCATCGGTCCTAGCAGTAGCCCTGAACTGAAGCAGCACACGGCCGCGCTGTGCAGGGCTCAGAAGAAGTTCAAAACCATTATTAAGAACGCGGACAACCCTGCGTTCCGCAGCAAGTACGCGACGTTTGAGGGGGCGTGCGAAACGCTACTGCCTCCGCTCACGGAAGAGGGATTTGCCCTGCCGAAGTACCAGCCCGGCTGGTTTGGGCCAGAGATGGGCTGGTGCTGCTTGGGCGTTCTACAGCATGAGAGCGGCGAGTTTATTACCGCCCTTCTCCCGCTGCTGAATCTGCCACAGGAGAGGAAGGATTTCAAAACCGGCGAGATCAAAGTCCTCCCGCCCAACATGCAGGGGCTTGGCGGCGCGCTGACTTATGCGAAGCGTCAGCTACTGCTAGCTCTGACCGGGGCGTGGGTTGGCGAAGAAGACTTTGATGGCAACGACACCTCCGGTGATCGCGAGGCCCGGAAGCCTGTCGAAGTCCGGCCTGCCCAGACGGCGACGAAGTCGATGGAGATCGAAGCGGCGGCGACCAAGGAGTTGGACGCAACCAAGACGGTCGATGAGGCACAGAAGGTTCTGGATCGCGTGAAGCTGCGTGTCAGCCAGAAGGTTTGCGATGCAAAGGTTCTGCAGCGTTTGCAGGCCAAGTTCGATGGCAAGTTCTCAAAGGAGGCTACCAATGCCTAGTTTCAATTCCTGCACGTTCGTCGGCAATCTCACCAGGGATGCTGAGACGAAGATCGTTGGTGAGACGGAGGTCGCTGCGTTTGGCGTGGCGATCAATGGCAAGAGCGAAGGCGATGTCATGTACATCGACTGCGACTTGTGGCGTCCCGGCCGTGTCACGGAGTTCCTCACTCGCGGCACTCCTGTCCTGGTGTCTGGCCCGCTGAAGGTCAGGCAGTGGGAGAAGGACGGCCAAACGAAGTTCCGCCTGCAACTGGATTGCAAGACGGTGCAGTTGCTGGGTGGCAAACGACGCCCCGAGCCCGCCGACGAAGCCGAAATGGCTTTCTAGGAACGGCGCTCCCCCGGGGCGAGGCCCCCCTCCTCCTCGCCCCGGGGTTTCTTTCACAGGTGCAACATGGACGCACGCGACTACCAACAGTTCGTCATTGAAGAGAACCTGAAGGCCATGGACGAAGGCGTGACGGCCACGCTCAACGGCCTGTTCACGGGCGCAGGCAAGACGGTGATCTTTTGCCTGCTCGCCGCACGGATCGCGGGCCGGACGCTCATCATCTGCCCACTCCGTGAACTGGTCTGGCAGACCATCGACAAGGTTCAACAGGTCACCAATCTCTATCCCGAGATTGAGATGGCCGACTACCACGCGGACGAGGACTACGCCGCCAAGGTAATCGTCGCGAGCAAGCAGACGCTGCTTAGTCGGCGTGGCGGAGAACCGCGCTACAAGCGCTTCCGCGATTTCCAATTGGTGATCGTTGACGAGGCGCACCTGATGACCAGCGCGCCGGTGGTGCAGATGTTGCGCTACTTCCAGCACGACGGAGCAATGATCGCTGGGTTTACTGCGACACCATTCCGCATGGACGGACGGGCATTGATGAGGAGGAATCCATGGAATTCTACGAACGACAAGTCTGCAACTACGACATCCAGTGGGCCATCGCACACGGATGGGCCGTCCCTCCGCTCTGCAAGATAGCGGGAGTTCAGTCAATGGATCTCTCCGGCATTCATCTGAGCGGCGGTGACTTTGTGCAGAAGGAACTGCAGAACGCGATGAACAAAGAGGCGACCAAGCAAAAGATTTGTCTCATCACCGTGGAGGAGATGGAGGGTCCGACCGTCCTGTTCACCGCGGGCGTGGATGCCGCCAAGGCGTGCGCCCATTACCTCACCCACAACTACGGAGTGCCCGCCGTTTATGTCCACGGAAAGCAAGACGAAGAGGAGCGCAAGGAGGCCCTCGCTGCCTTTAAAGGTGGGCAGGCGAAGGTTCTGTGCAACTGCATGGTCGTGGCTATCGGATTCGATTTCCCGCCGACCCAGACGCTGATCATGGGCAGGCCGACGAAGTCTCTTGGCTTCGCCCTTCAATGCTGGGGGCGCGCGTTCCGCCCGCTTCCTGGCGACGTTGATTTCCGTGGCAGCACAGCGGAGTCCCGCAAGGCCGCAATCGCAGCCAGCAAAAAGCCGTACGCCAAGATCGTTGACTGCACCCCCTCCTCGCAGGATCACACGCTCGTCACCGGGATCGACATGTTTGTCACCGATGACGAGGTGAAGGAATACGTTCGCAAAGCGGCGGAGAAGAAGCCGCTGACTCCGGAAGAGATCGCCGCGCTCGCAGAAGCACAGGCCGCAAAGATCGCAGCCGCCAAGGCCATCGAAGAGATGCGGAAGAACACGCAGGGCCGGGCGACCGGCAGCGTGGTTGGCCGCGAGATCGAACTGCGTGGCGGCAAGCGCTGTGTCGGCACGTACTTCAATCCCATCAAAGGCAAGTACGCCGGCCAGAAGCTGAATCAATTGCCGGACCACTACGTCGCCTGGGCGGCCGAGCAAATCCGCACGGGCTGGATCAGATCGATGTTTCGCAGAGAGCAGGAGCGCAGAAATGCCGAACGATTTTCTCACCGATGACACCACCGCCGAACTCACTGAACTGTTTCGATTGGACGAGGCTTTTCCCCCAGGAGGACGCAATGAAAGAAAAGGACTGTGGCACCGTTTCCGCAACTGGCTATCGAACTGTTTTCGCCCACGCCGACGAAATTCACCGCAGGGTGGTTATCAACGGGACGAAGGCGATGCGCGTGAGCAAGAGCCTGCGGCTCCCCAGGACGCACGTATGGGCCTTCGCTCGCCTATTGAGGGAGTGGGGGCGGGTGCCTCCCAAGTCCCGATTGGCGGTGGCGGCGATGTTGGTGCCAGACGCGAGCGATGAAGACATCGCATGGGCCTTTGGCATGCCGCTGAAGTGGGCGCAGTCCTGTCGGTCGCACCGTCACCAGATCCGGAAGGCGTGGCCTGTGGACGCGAGGATGGAGAGGGCCGTGGAGCTGGAGGAGGAAGATCCGACACCGACGCAGATCGCTGAGATGTGCGCCGCCATGCCGCGTGTCCTTGCAGGCGAGCCCTACGCTCGCCGGGCGCCCGGCATCCGTGCCTTCAGGTTTGATTCACATGCCACGCTCGTTCCGCAATTCCCTGAGTAATGGCCACAAGGCCGAGCAGGCTTGGGTGGACAAAGCCCGCCTGCTTGGCCTGTCGGTCGCACACGGCAAGAAGGTCGTGATCCGCCGGCACAACAAGTTGACGGATCACTGCGGCAATCCCGACGCCGCGTTGTTGATGACGGTTGAGATCAAAGAGAGAAGCCTGACGTTCACCAGCCCGGATGATTTTCCATATGCCACGGTGTTTGTGGATGATCTCCGGGGCCTTGGTAAAGAAACCCTGCGCCCTTTTGCTTACGTGTTCGTTTCGCGGACCACTGGTCACTGGGTGTGGCTGACGCCGTTAGACAGGGATGAGTCATGGCAGGAAACAATTGTGAAGGACAACACCCGCGGGCATGAGATGGGCATGTTGGTGGCGCCGAAGTCCCACCTTCGGCCGGCGGAACAACTACAGCAGTATCTAGTACCACACGGGCAACTACATGGAATCGACGGAGACACCTCCCTGTTCGTCGCAGGCGGAGGGCAAGTGGAGAACCGAGAACGAGCGTCTGACGAAGACAATCCTTTTGTTACAGGCGGAGATCGAAAGACTACGCCGAAAACTAGAAAGCACTTGGGGTGAAGCATGAATACACCCGGCCCAATGGAGTTCTTTATCGGGCTTGTCTTTGCCACGGCGATGCTGCTGTACGGCCTTTCGATGGGTGAAGAATGAGCGGAACGCTAATCATTGTGACCGGCGTTATCTATGCCGTAGTATCCGTGGATCAGTTTGCCCACGGTAACAACGGCATGGGTATCGCCTACTTGGGCTACGGATTTGCGAACATTGGCCTATGGATGCTGGCTAAATGAACGCTGATATACCGTATATGAGATGCTGGGTGCGGCGGGAGTTCGTCTCGCAAGACACTGGTCTGGAAGAGGCTTACGCTTTTGCCATCCAGTCGCACCCCGGGCGTTGCCTCGCCTTCCACGTGATGTTGAAGTCCGGCGCCCATTACCGCAACGTGCCGATCCATGCGCTCTGCCTGGATCAGGACGCTCCGCCCATCGACTTGGGAGATGCCCAGCTTTGGGACTGCTTCACGTTCCATCCCCAGGTACACGTATACGGCTACCTCCGGGAGCATGAGGCAGTCTGTTATCTCCGGTCAAAGAAGCTGGCCGGCGTTTACCTGTTCACCGTGGACTGGTTGCCAGACCACGACGGGCCCGGCATGACGCACCTTGTCGAACAGAACAAGTGCGGGCATGTCATGCGGCTGGATGATGGCAACCTGTGCTGCCTGCCCACCAACCGGATCGCATGGCGAGATTCATATTTTATAGGAAACTCCCCAGCCCCCGAGACGGAGCGTTACAAGGTGCAAGGCGAGGTGTATCAGGCGGAGTCTGGGGAGTGGGATGTGAGCCAGTCAGAGAAGTACTACTACACCCCCGTAAAGCGTACCATTTGAGCCTGGACGGCGGTTCACCAATTCCGTTTCTGTATCTGGCCGTGGCGGACATTGACTAGCAACGGCGGACGGCGTGTTCCGCCGGAGTCTTATGGGCCGTGGATGATGAACGGAAAGCATAAAGATCGCATGCGGGCCCCAGAGGTTGCCGCACTGCTTGGCATCAGCGAGCGAACGCTATCGCGATGGGTGAACTCTGGGAGGTTCCCGAGGCCGTCTGCGTTTGGGCGTGTTCGACACTGGGATTCCCTTGTTGTGCATGCCTGGATTGAGGCTGCGGAAGGACGGGTGCCTGCGTGATACGAGCAGCCACTACTTCGCAATCTCACCCAGGAACTAGCGCGTGGGCACTCTCTGTAACCAATGCGCAAAAGAAAAGACAGGCTCGTCCGCAACGCACCTATCGCGGACGATACGTGTACGCTTGGTTTAATGAGGAAAGCAAGCTGCCGTTTTACATCGGCAGGGGAACTGGCAGCCGAGCGTGGGACCGCCACCAAGACGGCGACGGGCGCGCCATGTTCTGCCAAACGACCCGCGTTTCGACCCCCGGATTTCGCGTTGAGGTAATACGCGACAACCTCACGGAAGAGGGCGCTGCGCTGGCCGAAGCATGCCTTATTTCGTTCGTTTCGCAGTGCGGAGGGACTCTTACAAATCAGGTTGGTGGCATGTCCCGCCAAGAGCGCCCGCCACTGGAATTGGACGCCGGTCTTTTAGGGCACCCTGAAAGCGATGATTGCCCCCAGGAGCCGCTATCCGATCCAGAAACGCAAATCGACACGCCAAAAAATTAGGGCCTTTAAAACGCAAGCCAGGGGCTCTCATGGGCATGCAAACGATAGCCGTCTTCCTCTCGGTTTTTGCAGAGGCATCCGCCGTGGGTGCCGATCTGGAGTACGTGCCTGGAATCTGGGCACCGCCTGCCTCTTATCCGGCCACTCTGCGGGATATCGCCGGCCGGCTTCCCGAGCGGACGGACGCCCGAGATGCCGACCTGATTACCTACGCCCATGAAGGGAACCACTTCCTCTGCCGGGGTAAGCCTGGATACCACGGGGTGTACGTGGGGAACGGGCTGAGAATCTTCCTGCCCACCCCACCGCTCGTCACGGAGCGGGTGTTACTGGCCGTGCCCGAACACAAGCGCGGGACGATCTTCCAGACCTACATGAACCAGGGCAGGACAGAGTACTGGGCTGCGCAGCCGCTGATGATCCTGGACGAATGGGCTGCGTACATCGCTGGATCGAAAACACGGGCGGAAAGTAAGGGTATTCAGAGACGGGAAACAACCGTACACTGTGCGACATTCGCCGGATACGCTGCGGTTCTGTACGCCATGGCAAAGGACTGTCCAGGTTATCCGGCTGACGAACTCAGGACATTCTGTTTGTGGCAACTGGATCGCTGCAGGGAAGCCATCCCTGACTGGGATCAGTTGTCGGATGCGAAGTTTTACTAGGCACTGGATGCCGACACGGTGTACCACCCACCGACCGCCAAGGCGCAAGCACAGCGACAAGGGTGAGCAAAACGCCGCAAGGCGTGGGGTATTGCCGGGTGTGCTGACGACTCCGACCCGGACTGAGACTTGCCCCCGGAGCGAAGGATGTAAAGGCCGTGGACTCCGTAATCAACTACGCACGCCCGGTCCATGCAGCGCGGCTCCGCCGTTTGACATGCCCGCATACTGGCTCTTCGGAGTCGGTATGCGCGCTCACCACCGTTTGACGGTTTGA